TTCCAATAGCAAGCCCCTCAGACGTCCAGCCACCAATCTTAATCATATCCTTTGATGGACTACCAATGTGTAATGCACCCTTGATAGTGTTCTTTACACTATTGGCGATTCCACGAGCAGTTTCCATTACTGAGCCAGCCATTGAACTAATACCATTCAGGAACCCTTGCATTAGGTCGCTACCAACGCCTGTAAGGCTAATACTCATCAACCCCCCTTTTGTTTTATCACCTGCTCCTGAACCAGCACCACGGGCTGAACTGAATCCTGAACGGAACCCTTTGATGAATGCTTGAAGTAACTTACCACCAGACCCCACAAGTTGACCGGCCATGTTACCGATTGCCTCAACAAGTCGTGTAACTAACTCACGACCCTTTGCTGCAACAGCTGGAAGTTGCTCGATAATTCCATTAAGGAACTTAAATACCAAGTTTATACCAGCGGGTACTAGTTTATCAACATTGTCAGCAAGACCGTTCAAGACTGAAACAATCAGATTGACACCCGCATCGATAACGTCCCCAATATTTTGACTGATACCATCTAAGAATGATACTACCAGTTGAATACCGGCTTTAACTAGGTCACCCATTCGACTACTGATTGCATTTAAGATTGAAATAACCATGTTAACGAACGAATCGATAATCTTAGGTGCATTATTAGAGATAGAATCCATGATTGAAACCATAAGATTCGTGAATGATGCAACGATTGTTGGCAAGTTTGCAGTAACTGAATTTAAGATTGAAACTATCATATTAGTGAATGACGCAACTAATGCTGGTGCATTTGTTGCAATTGCATTCATAATATTAATCATCAGTGTAATGAAACCATTTACAATAATAGCAGAATTAGCTACAACTGATGTAACCAGTGTTTGTAGAATAACTGTGAACGCTTGTCCCATAAGGGGACCATTGGTAATAATTGCATTCAACATTCCAGCAAACATTGCTGAGAATAATGCAATGATCTGTGGCATGAACCCTAATAGGGTTGTTACAAAACCACCAATCATTGAAGCAAATCCAACACCAATAGCGGTTAATGTAGGCACAATCTGATTAGCTACCGTAGTAAGCTGAATGAACGATTGAACTAATAGCGCCAATCCGGCACTTAATAGGCTAATCCCTGTACCAACCATTAGGACGGCCGCCCCAAAGCTAAGCATTGTTACACTTAATGCAAGTAACCCTGTTGAGTTCTCTTTTAAGATTGGCGCAAGCAAAGCAAGGACTGCGGCCACGGCAGATATACCTACACTCAATGCAATAATTGCGGTAACACCAGCTGTACCCGTTTGTGCCAACTGAGCGATTCCCATTGCCATTAAACCAATTCCAGCAGTGGCAACACCAACACCAATACCAATTTTCATGGCACCGCTTGCGAATGCACTGAATCCACCAGTTGCACTGCTTGCCGAACTTCCTGCACTTCTAGTTGATGCTCCCATGCCCTTGGTGGCTGTGCTTGCTTTAGACGCACCAGATCCAGCAGAACCGAACTTACCACCTAAGGCACTAAATACTCCACCAATTCCACGACCAATCGCACCAACTCCACCCATAACGGACTTTGTGGCGTTTAGAATCGAATTGAACGAAGCAGCACTAGATCCCACAACAGTTAAGGCGGGTCCAAGGTATGTTGAGAACCCCATGAACCCACGCAAAGCTTGAGCGCTTGCGCTCTGACTTTGTGTTGCCCATGTAAGCATGTTCGCACCCATACCTAAAACAGCCATATTAGTCTTCTTAGCGCCTGCCATAGACGTCATGGCGAAACTATCCCATGCACCACCAACCTGCTCCAGAGAAGCACCTGTGTTGTTTTGCATATCGCTAGCTTGTTGATTTAAGTATTGATTAGCTAACTTAGTATTGCCTCCGGCTTTTTTCAAAGCTTCACTGTATGCGTCCCAAGACTTACTGGTGTTTTTACTCTTATCATCAACAGATGAAAGTAGCGGTAAAATCGCCTGCATTCCAGCCGTTCCGAACATAGTCTTAAGTGCTGCCTTCTTCTGACTATCACCCATACCGTCAGTTGCACGTGAAACATCACGCAATACTGTTGGTAGTGGCTTCATCTTACCGTTAGCGTCATTAAAGCTAATACCAAGTGACTTAGCCATTTCAGCACTCTTTTGAGTAGGTGCTTGCATTTGTAGTAAGGCGTGACGTAAATCTTGTGCTGACTGTGCAGAACTCATACCAGTGTTAGTTAAGAGACCGATTGCCTCACTGGTATCTGCCATACTAATACCAGCAGATGATGCAACGGGTCCGACTGTGGCAAGCGCTTGTTGCATACTCTCAATTGAAGCATTAGATAGGTTGGCTGTCTTGGTTAGAACAGCAGCCGCTTGCTCTGGACTCTCAAGGCTATCACCCCATACATTCATAGCTTGTTGAACAACACCAGCAGTCGTCTTTAGATCGGCACCAGCTGCAGTTGATGCTTTCGCAACAGCAGGGAAGACTTTCTTAATCTCCCCAACACTAGCACCGTTTCGTGCCATTTCTTGCATGGCGTCCGCTGCGTCTTGCGCACTCAAAGGTAAGTCTTGACCCATTTTAAGGGCAACCTTACTTAGTCCGTCAATATCCTTACTTGTTCCACCAGCAATAATAGCTGCGGAATTTAGCGATTGTTCAAACTGTCCGAACGACTTAAGGGCTGTGATACCCACTGCGGTAGTTGCAACACCTGCTACTTTCATACCAGCGGCTACTTTTTGTCCAAACTGTCCCGACGACCCACCAGTTTTATTTGTCTTTTGTTCAAAGTTATCAACCGAACGACCAGCTGATTCTACTTGTGACTTAAAATTGCCGGTGTTGGCGACAAAATTAGCCGTAAGTGTATACGTATCAGACATTTGTTAATTTCCTTTCATGTTAAAACTTAATTACTCCTCTAATTTTAACATGAATAAGGTTGACTTGTTAGTCCCAGTTATGATAGTTACTATCTTCATCGCTACCGTTTCGTGGTGTCATGATCATACCCCAAACAAATGCAACTGGTGCCCACAAAGGGAAAGTTAAAAGTGTTACCACCAATGCTACAAAATTTCGTAATAACTTCATCATAATTATATCCTCTTTTCTTTATTGAATATATTAATTATAATTCACAAACCTTAAAGTAACCTTAAAAATGGACAAAATAAAAAGGAACGCATATTGTTATGCATTCCCGTTTAAAAATTCATCTAATCTTAGTTGACGCTCGTGTGCTGTTTCAATACGTTCTCTTCGACTGGTATTCTCAAGTTGTTCTTTGGTCTGGTACTCTTGTCCTGTTCTGAACGTTGAGTAAACCTTTTCACGCATTTCTTCAAAGTCATTACCAAATGCCTTTATATAATCACGATTGATAAATTTACCCTTCTTGTCTGTTGCATTAACCTTTAATCGGCTATACTCATCAAGTACAACTCGTTCTTGACGTTCTATTTCAGCCAATGAATATGCTTCTGTATAAGCACTATATTCATCAACAGTCAACGCCCAAACCTCTTCGGGCTTCAATCCAAAATGCTGAATCCCCTCAATTAAACATTCATGCAACCAAGTATCAAACGTGTTTACGCTTGTACTTCCTTCATTGCTTCCTTCATCGCTGCGAATTGCTTCTTGGTTAGGTTGGATTTTTCCAATAAACCCTCAGCTTTTTGGTACAAATCTTCGATATCTACATCTTCATCATCTAGATAAGCCTCTAGGACTTTTTCAGTTAGTCGTGGTGATTGTCCAAGGTTTGCATCAAGTAACAAATTACCCAACGCTTCTGGATCACGCATGAACAGACCCATAGATGTTTGTTGAATACCTGTGTTTAACGTGATACCATCTTGTACAATATGATAGCGTTGATTCATCGCCTTAATCGTACCAAGCGTCATCTTAAATGAATAAATCTTACCTTTAATCTCTAATTCCATAATGTATTACCTCCCTGTTATAGAATAATCTTAACACAAAAAAACACCAACCGCAACGATTGGTGTTAATAATTGTATATTACTTTGCTGCACCAGTAGATGATGTACCAGTCTTTGCCAAGTCACGGAATGCATAGTCAATACCACTAGCAACAGCGTTATCAACGGTTACAAATCCGTCCTTTGGTGTTCCAGTAATTGAAACTTCAGCCTTAGCTGTGCCAAAGTCATCGGCATCAGCGTTCTCTTCGAAACTTGTAACGTAACCACGCATATATTCAGCAGGGTGTGAACCTTCTGAGGTACCCGCTTGGTTAAAGTTAACACGCCATAACTCGATAACTTCATTCTTAGTAATGGCTTCCTTGAAAACCTTAATCAATGGATCATCAGAACTCAAGAATTCAACGTCCATTTCAATTTCGGCAGCACCTGATCGTGTCATTGAACCATCCTTGGTTTCTGTACTGTCGCTATCACGTTCCCAAGTGTAATCGAGAGTTGTTTGTAATGAAATACGGGCGCCGTCTAATTCAGCCGCCTTAGAAAGTAGTCGACCAAATACGACCTGCTCAGCACCGTTATCAGCCTTTAAATCTTTTGTAACTGCCATATATATCTCCTCAATGTTTAATGTGGTCTTTGACCTACCACAATAGTACCATACCTAAAACATAAATGGAATAGTCATATCCCCATGATACAACCAATTCCCCTCGTCACGGATAACGTCTTGGTTTTCATCTAGCCCATCACCGATAACGTGTGCAACACGACCAATTGACGTACGAAACTTTTCCATATCTTCAGTCAATTCATTTCTATCCGCATTGTAGAAATCAACCAGCACATAGGCTGTCCCATTCAAGTAATCCTTTTGTCTCTTCTGACCTGTAACACTCACCGATCGAATAACAGCACTTGCCACGTGGTCTACTGGTGGGAATTCATAAACCTTGTCAGCACCAATGCTATCCACTAATGTTTGTCCGACCGTTTCCCATAACACATTTTGTAACGTCATACGTTAACCGCCTTTATTAATTAAATAATTCAACTTAGCCTTGAATTCGCTTGCAGTAATAGCATAGGCACGGTCAAAGAAACCTGCCTTAGTACGGTGTTGTTCATTGTTATAGAACCCATAATTAAACGACTTGTTATAAGCGTTTCCCTTAACTGTGCTAACTCGACCATTGAAATATTGATGTACTTGTGAACGTTCATAACCAGTTCGAACAGGTACTGTTGCACGAACACGATTAGCCATATTGATACCAGCATCGCGTGTTATACGACTAGCTGGTCGCTCAATACTAACTAACTGACTTATGCGCCTATCGAATGCGCCTTTTCCCTCTAGAACCATTACACTACTAGACCAATACTAAAACTTACGCGATCACCGAAGTCTGCCTTACGATTCACGCGCCACTCTTTACCGTCAATCACAAACTTACTAGGCGTACCAATATCACCACGAACATTTACCTTGCCCTGAGTAGTAACACCCGTTTGGTAGTCCTGTCCGCTAGGCGTACTCATGTTCATGTGAACATCAGCCCAAATCAACTCTGCATCTTCATGGTCTGCCTTAACAAACTTGCCTTCATCAGGTTCATACACTGCTTTAATTTTACGTTCTGTAATCATACTATACCCCCCTAGAAGAAACCTACCGCACCGTGTCGCTCATTTGTGACAGAATCTTCAGTCTCCTTAAATGCTAGAATTTCGTCCATATAAGGCGCAAGGTCATCATCACTAAACGTAAAGCTCAATCCATCTTGATTGGTAGCCTTCATGCCCTCACTACCTAGCCGTGCATACCGTGCAAGTGTTAAGTCAGTAACAACATATCCCAATTCATTTGGTGTTTCCTTGCCAAGGATACCAGCAATACGTTGTTTTACCATTTTACTAATTGTATTCAATTTGTCTGACCGGTCTACCTTAGGGTCTAACAAACGTTCCATCTCTTCAATATCCATATAATTATATCCTTTCATCGTATACCTTAATTGTACCAGAAAAAAGGTACTCTAACGCTATTCATTATACCCAATACCAGTAAATACTACTAATAGTGTAATACCTAGAATCGCAAATACTCCCCAGAAACCAAGTACACCCAATGCCCAACTCATAACTGTAATTGTAACTGCAAAGAATACTACCACCACCATACCAATCAGAATTGTGGCAACTGCCAAGCCTAAAGCTTCATTAATAAATTCAATCATATTATTTCCCCCTTTTTTATTATTATAACATCCTTACCTTAAACTAATAAAAAAGCCGACCATTTTACTGGTCAGCATTTTATTACTAATTATCTTTAGACACCGGGGTCTCAACTGATTCACTCGAAGCAGAAACTGGTTCAGCCGTAGCTGATTCAACAGGTGCTGGAGCTGGTTCAGTAGGAACTGTCACATTCAAGACAACACTTAGCTCTGGATTGGCACGACTAGTTAAAGTAACCTTTGCCTTACCAGTGCCGACTACCTTAAGTGAATCACCTGAAACAGTCGCAACACCTTGGTTGTCACTAGACCAGCTTACACTCTTGTCAGCCGTATCTTCAGGATTCCAAATTAAATCCTTTTCAATATCAGCCTTTGGCTTAATGTTACCGTTGGCAAAAGTCTGATCTAACGAATTTGTGCCGTTAGACCAAACCAGTCCAACGGGTTCTATTTTACCGCTGCACCCTTTTGAATCTTAACAACAGCTGAATCATCGATAATCATTGCACCAAAGTACATTGTGTATCGTGCAGCGACCATGGCTTGTTCAAACAAGTTAACAGGACCGCCGTCAGAAGCCTTAACATTTGACAATTGAGCTGAGTCAGAAATCTGCATCTCAAGTTGTTGTGGAATACCGTAACGAATCAAATCGTTATCAACCAAGTACATCGTTTCCTTGTCGAACTTATCTGAACGTAAGTCATGAACAGGAATACCGTCCAACGTGTTACCTTGACGATCATACAAACGAATTGTATCATCACCAACTTGGTCTACTGCATGACGCAAGATTTGAGTGTTACGACCATTACCAATAAAGTCTGTTGGTGTATGGTTACCATCAGCCAACATATCTTCAGCCTTGAAGATATTTTCAGTAGTCAAACCACCGTCAATAACTTGGTTAGCAGCTGTTGCTGATTGGTCCATTGAAAACTTGAATGGATTCTCAACGTTCAAAATCAACGCTTCATCAATCGCCTTAGCGAATGCCTTAGCAACCTTAGGTGTCATGAAGTTGAAGTAGTCTGACAATCCCCACTTAAGGAATTCGTTAGTTGTTGGTAAAATAACCCCAACCTTGTGCGCAGCCATTTCGACTTGCTTCCATTCAGCCTTATCAGTTTGGATACGTTCACCTTCACCAACCCAGTAAGCACCAGCTCCCTTAGTTTCAACTGTGAAACGCTTGTTTAAACCGTCCATTGCTTCAAAACCAGCAATTGCAGGGAAAATTGATTCCTCAGCAACTGATCGCAAAGTCAAGTTAGCGAACTCTTCTGGAACACTTCCGTCTTTGTTCAAGTATTCTTGAACTGTATCGGGAGTAAATACCTCAGGGTTATTCTTAATTGTATTCTTAGCCATTCTTATCTCTCTTTCCAAATTAAATTATGGCGTCTTTCGCCTAAGACAATATTACCACACCAGCGACAAAACGCCAAGACTTAATTACTTGGTCTTAGCTGCCTTGTCAATCGCTTGTGCGAAACCAAGTACACCCTCAGGAGTATCTGATCCAGTACCAACCTTAGTAGCCGCGTTCTTAGGACTAGCAGTACCTACACGTTCTTCAACCTTATCGCTAACGACTTGATTCAATTCCTTAACGATTGCCTTAATGTTTTCAGCGTCACCAACACCAACTAACGTACTGGTCAACGACAACGGCAACCCTGATTCATCGAGAATATCCTTAACGGCACCAGTCAGCTCTACTTCAGCCTTTTCAGCCTTCAACTTAGCTAACTCTGCTTTAGCGTCATTCAATTCCTTTTGCGTCTTTTCGTCATCGCTCATTTGCGCCAACTTTTCAGCTTCACTCTTGCCTTGTTCCTTTGCTTCTTGAACCTTTTGTTCTAACTCAGCTTGTGTGATACCAGCATCATCTTTTTCAGTTACAACTTCTGTTTCGTCAGTATCTGCATTAGTTAACGATGCGTCAGTTTCAACCGTTTGCGATTCTTCTTGTGTTTCATCAGCCATAATATAGCCCTCCCTTTTCTGTATGTTTTAATCTTATCACAAACCACCAAGTCGCGCAATATTTTTCTTGACACTTTTAATTCTTTGTAGTATTTAGGAAATTTACCAATGAAAGAACTTTAGTGAAAAACCCTAACTTTTATTTTTATATACGCTTTTTTATTTTTTTCATTTTTCTTTTTTACTACTATTATTCTATTATTCTATTATTACTAATAAAAAAAGAATATATATAATATAATAAATAAGATAAGAAAGGGAACCATAAGGGAAAGATTAAAAAAGTTCTCATCATTCTCTTCTAAAATTGCAATGAAAATTGACCCCAATTTACTATAAAAATTACCCAATTTCTCAAAAAGTCCAGTTTTCTAAACTTCGCTTTACAAGAAAAAACTCGAGTGCTATACTTTTGAGTGTTCAAAAAACAAAACTGGGAGGTTGGAAATGAACACAGAAAAATTTAAAATCAGATACAGGGTAACATCCGATGGACGAATTTACGATAAACTTAAGAGTAAACATGTTAAAACCCACATAGATAAAAACGGTTTTGAACGTGCGAACTTATATTTTCAAGATGATCACACACAAGTTTTAGTCCACCGAATGGTTGCCGAAGAGTTCGTAACGAACCCTAATAACTATACTGACGTAACTCACATTGATGGAAATAAGGCGAATAACAATGCCACCAACTTAAAATGGATTCCAAGACAACCGCACAACAAAGGAACCTACATTATAGACGGCATTACCTATCATGGTCTCAAACAAGCATCAGAACAAACAGGCATACCCGTAAATAGCATTCGCTACACAGTAAGCCATACCGGAAAAACTAATTCAGGTCACACAATCGTGAAAGGATAATAACCTATGCAATATTCAGAATTTCTAAAAACACTCGGATACACTAGTGGCGTCACAGGTTTCAGAAACCAAGGGGGCAACTTACAACCAGCGCAAAAATGGGGAGATACATCCCAACTAGTTGATTTTGACATCATGGATATTAATGATTCAGATTTCCGTGGAGTTAGCTTAACAACCGCACCAGAAGATTACTTGGTAGTCGATATTGATAACCATGAAGAATGGCAAAACCAAACTGATCGTGTTCTAAGGTATCTAAAGGACTACGGAGTTCAAACAACTGTCTTCAAGACTAACCACGGTTTACACTTATGGTTCAAACGACCAGAAGGAACCAACCCTAAGGTTGCAACAGGAAGAACATTCCGTAACGGATTCACCGGAGACATCTTCAGCGGTAAGCATATTATTTGGTATATGAAAGATGGACATGAGCCTGAATTAGTTTATGAAAACGGAATCGGCTACCCCGATGAAATGTTAGAACCAATTACAGACGACTCACTGGGTAAGAAGGCTCAACAACTAACTAGTGGACGAAATGAATTCATCACAAAGAATTACATGTGGAAGTTAAATACACGCAACACAGCGGTTATCCGAAAGAGTGTCCTGATTCTAAATAACTATGTTCTACCTGAACCAATCTCTGCAATTGAGCTAGACGCAACTTGCTTACGTCCAGAAAGTGTTGACTTGGTAGCCAAAGACATGAAAATTACAACTGACGTAGACGACCTACCACTGTTCGATGAAAAGAACCGTCTGATTGGGGGTAATGTGGGTCAGGTACTAGCACATCGAATGCAACTACACCCTGACGTAAATACTATGGCTGCGCCAGTTGGTGCCTCAACGTTTACTATGCCAGATGAAAACAATATTATTCAGCGTGTCACGTTCCGTGAAATTATGAACAACTACGCCTATTCTGTTCTTGGTCTCACACCCAACCAATTGCCTGCAGTTTCTACAAAGGTTGAGGCTGGTGTTATGAATTACATTGTAATGAATGACGTCCAACCAATTGAACTTGATAAGGAGTTTTATCCTGTGTTTGGTAATGAAATTATCAACCTTGAAGATAAGACTACCCGTGAGATTGGTATTATGGACGGTATTACTAGTTCAGCTAACTATCCGTATGATCCAGACGCATACGATCCAGAAATCGATAAGGGACTAGATATTGTCGCTCACGGAGATAAGAATACCCGTCACAAACTAGAAAGTTTATTAGCTTGGGCAATCACACCATTACGGTACGAACGTATGATTATTATTAAGGGTTCTCAAGGGACAGGTAAGTCAACAATCAGTAAAACCTTACAATCACTTTTCAATGATTCACAGGTAAGTGCAATTGATTTGCAAATGTTATCAAATAACAACTACACGGCAGAACTTGAAGGTAAGCGTCTAAACGTTTCAGAAGATATGCCGGAACAACGCATAAAAGATGGTTCAGTATTGAAGCGAATGCTTACCCGTGAATACATCATGACAGAAATTAAATACCAAGCTCCACGTAAAATAAAGTATCAAGGTAAGGTTATTGGAACAACGAACTATCAACTGGATATTGCCAGCGGGTTTGAGGGAATTGATAGACGTATCATTATGTATAACTTTAATGACAAGATTGAAGCAGGTAGTTTAGACGCATACTACAATGCCCTTGAAACGACTAAAGGAAAACAATACTTGCTTAAGTTAGCAGTTGACAATGCCAAGGAAGTTATGGAACTAGATAGTCCCTACACTGATATTAAGGAATTGGAAGAAAAGGAAGACGTTAAAGAGTCGAACGATCCAATATACACATTCCTCAAGGAGCTTAAGGGTACCCGTCTTAAGTCTGAAACGCCTCGTGTTGCTTTGGAAGACGTCGATAGTATGGATTGGCAACGATATTTCAACCTTACAGGGGATATTTCAATGGCAAATGCCTATAACCTAATGAAAGATTGGTACTTCACGAATGGATATTCACGAACACCAACACAACCCACTCTAAAGAATCACACTAAGCAATTAGGAATCTTTAGCGATGATTATTACACCTTTGACAAAATGCCGGTTAAGAGTGTTCGAGCGATCATTCAGCTTTCAAAACTAAATTAAACTTTTGAGACTTTTTTCAATTAATTTTGAAAAAGGTCTTTTTTTAAGCTTACTTTAAGGTTCGCACCTTATAATAAATCTTGTAAGTTAAGCGATAGGTACAAACAGAAAAGGGAGAG